GGCGTCGTCGCGGAGTTGAATGGAATGATTGCAGCGGTGTCCCACGGCATTCAGCATGCGCTCCATGAAACTGTCTCGCTCATCGCGAGTGACTTGGGTGCGGCCGTCGATGCGCGGCTGGGACTCCTGCAAGTGACTCAGTAGCTCACTGCGGGCGGCCTCGATAGTCACTCCTTCGCGCGTGGCAAGTGATTCGACGAAATTGCCGGTGATGCCCAGCAGCGCGGCGGCGCCGCGGATCTGGTCGGGTATAGCTGCCTTGATCATGGTGTCGTCCTCTTCTTCGTCGTCGCAATGACACTCGGGGTCATCGGGATCGCAATCGCATTCTTCGGTATCTTCCTGCCGTGTTCTCGCGCCCGGATCGGCGCCGATGGCCGTGAACGAGATCTCGGCCGGTGTCCACCTGGTCGCGGTCTTAGTGCGGTTTCCCGCGGCGTCCTTCCCGGTCTGCCACTGCTGCACTGAGTAGCCCACGCTCACACGGCTAATGACGCCATCGGCCACGTCCTTGACGATGGGATCCACGTCGGGCCTCGATGAGAACCGCACCGTAGCGATGCCCCGCTGGCCGTCCACCGAAGGATCGAGCACCGTGCCCAGGATCTCGCGCACGTCGAACCGGTTGTGGCTATTGAGCACGGGCGCGCCGTTCAGTTGCGACAGGTCCACCGCATCGGGCGACATGTCCAGCCGCTCGCTGAATGGCCCCTCGAAGTCGTAACGCTGGACGGCCGCTCCCGTAGACCAGACCAGCCCCACGGTGCGCTTGGCGGTGTCGAAGCTCGACGGCGTGAGCGAGGCCTGCCGCGTGAGCAGGTTACTGGACCGTTTGTTGTGCGCCATCGAAGCTCACTCCACTTTGCTCTTGGCCTTGAATCGTGACCTTACGTGGGTCGGAATCGAAGATCAGCCCCAGCTCATCAGCGCGGGCATTGTCGGCCGCGATCTCTCGGTCGAGCGACTCGATATCCACGCCGCTCGATCTCACGGCCTCGTTGCGCGACATAAGGCCGGCGCGGATCTTCTGGATCGTGCTCTGAGTTTCCATGCGGCTGTCGAGCGTGGGGATCGGAACGCCGGTCCAGCGCACGGGCGCGGTGACAATTGTTTCGGGTAGTTCTCCCTTCGCCACCATGATGCGCGACCACCATTGCCAGACCGGGCGGCAGAACTGGTGTGCGAACATCTGGACAATCGCGTCGCAGGTGCGTTCAAAAGCCAGGAGGCCGGCGCGCCCGCTGGCGAACGTGATCTGAGACAGATCGCCGGTACACAATTCGTAGGGCAGGCTCAGAGCCGAAGAGATTGCCCTGAGCTGCGTGGTGACGAACGAGGCGAACGACTGGCTGGGATCGGGTGGGGTCGAGAACTGGATTTCATCGCCAGGCCGCAGGCGGGCCATCGAGCCTGGCTCGAACGTGGTGTCGCCGGTATCGGAGTTGAACAGAATCGGCGTGCCATCGGCGCTTCTGATGAAGCCAGCAAACAGGCTGCCGGTTCTGGCCCTCACCAAACTCGCTTCGAGAAACGTCTGCAGCTCATATAGCGGCACCAGCGCCGGCGCGAGCCAGGATACTCCGCGCTCGAAACCCGGCTGGAGCGGCGCGTACAGGTGAATCACGCGGTCGGCTGGTACGAATTCCGAAACCGGGTTGAGCGGCTGGGCGGGATGCTTCTGGTACAGCCAGTAGCCCACACGGCGGCCTTCGGCGTCGTACTGGACCCCGCCCATGATGTCCTCGGCGTTGTCGCGGGAGTAATCCAGGAATTCAGAAGCGAGAACCTGAATTTGTAGGGTGGGGCCCGGCCTGATCAGCCCGATCACTTCGCCGTCGATGAGGCACGACCGGAAGGCCTGCGCCTGCAGCTGGTGGAAGTGATGCCGGCCGGTAAAGTCAGCCTGCTCACACCACGCGGACCACAAGCTATGAACGCGAGCGCGCAACGCGGTGTCGGCGGTATCAATCATCGGCACGATACCGGTGGAGATGACATAATCGCGCAGCAGGTTTACGGCACGGTGCGCCCAGGGGTTATTGCGGTCGGCGTCTCTGGCGCGAGCCTTCAGGATCGCTGGATTGAGGATCGTTGCGAAGTCGGTGCGCGGCGGCCACCACTTGCTCAACCGTGAGCCGGATTTACTCGCGTCCCAGGCCCAGATGCCAGTGCTCGATCCAGCGGGGCCGCCCGACCACCACAGGTCCCATGTCTGGCGGACCAGCGTCGGGATGCGGGACAGAGAGGGCAGGATCATTGCAGCTTCGCTATGCCGTGTAGCGTCTCCAAATTGCGCTGCGCATAGTCGAGCGTCGATGCGAATTCGTCCACCGTGTCGAATAGCTTCCCCGCAGTCTGGATTAAGCTCAACGCGACAGCAATGGCCTCATCGCGGTCGAACCAGATGCCCTCGCCGTCCGGTTTTTCGACAGTCACCACCATGCGGCCCTCTTTGGTGACCCCCGCCGTGATCGTCGTTATCTCTTTTGGCATAGCTTCTCCCCGATTTCGATTCCGAGTGACAGGACCTTCGCGGCGTGTTTGGCTCGGGGCCATGATTCGACGAGCCAGTGGATCAATTCGCGGATCAGGATTTGCTTGGCTTGGGCATCCTCGCCCAGGTCGATTAATTCATCCGGCTCGGTTTTGGCTCCCGCGTGCCACAGCAAGCTCAGCGTCATGGGACAGGCCATCACTTCCGGCGCGGCGTGTAAATCGGCAGTGGGTTCGGTCGCAGGCACGGCGCTCCTCCAGATAAAATTTGCGCGCGCCCCGCGTCCCGAAGGTCGAAGGGTAATGCTCAGTATACGGCTCGTGAGATCAGAAATCCATCCACTTCGAGCGGGTCACAGCCGGCGCGCCGTTGGGCTTGGGCGCCGGCGGCGGCACCAGCAGCGCCTGGAAGTCATCGCACCAGCGGTTCAGGTCGAGTCCCGCCAGCAGGCGCGAATGCAGCGCGCACACTGCCAGCGCGCGGCAGTCGAAGGCCTCGTTGCGCGCCCGCAGCGGATTCACCCACTTGCGCTGGCCCTTCACCGCCATGAGCCGCTCGACTGTCAGTTGCTCGTACCAGTCCCGCGGCCGGCTGACGGGAGTGTGCATGTAGCCCGGTCCCGGCGTCTCGATCCGCATGCGGTTCGCGACCCAGAGCTTCGCCTCGTCGGCGCTCACCAGATAGAGCGGCATGCGGTTCTTGTCATAGCTGGCACGGCGCGGCCAGATCGGCTTGCCGAATGCGCTCGACAGTCCCTTGGTCGCGTAAACGCGGCGGCCATGCCTGCTCCTAGTGAACGCAGTCACCTCGGCGCCGGCGAAGCTCGCGTCGATCGAGCAGGCCTGGATCTGCTGGGGCATGCCGCTAGAATGCGCCCAGGATCGCGTCAGCAGGCCTTCCAGCGCGCTCCAGACCTCGGGCTGGCTGATATCCCCGTGCAGGGCGTGATAGGCCACGCTCCAGCTCTCGAAGTCGCGTCCCCAGGCCACCAGCTCCAGCTCGAGCCGGTCGGCCTGCACGTCCACGCCGGTAGTTAGAAAACAGCCGCCCTCGGGCACGGCGCCCTCCTGGTACGGCTCGGCGCGTGCCATCAGCACGTCGGCCTCTGGCACCTCTAACGCTGGCGGCGAGTAAGTCAGTCCCAGCCCGGTATTGACAAACACCCGCTCCTTCTCGGGAATGCCCTGTGCCGCTTCATGCCGCCGCAACAGATCGCCCCATGCGGTCCACGGCGAATACAGTTGGCTCAGGTGATAGCCGCGCTTCTGCGGTTCGCACGTGGCCGTGGGGCGCCAGTTTCCAGCCTCCAGCATCGCAAGCTTGTCACGTTCCTGGATATCCTCACCGCACACCGGGCAGCGGTAGACCGCGGCGCTGCCGTCAAGATGCAGCCCTTCGAATTCGAATGTGATGGTGGAAGCGCAATATGGACACGGCATGAAGTACCGCCGGCGGTCAGTGGAATCATACAGGCGCTCGATCCGAGAGATGCCCTTTTCGGTCGGCGTGCTGATCAGCAGCACCCGCTTGGCGGTGCCGTAAGATTCTGCGCGCGCGATCGCGAGATCGCAGGGGTCGCCCTCGCCGCCCACATCGCCGGGATATCCGTCCACTTCGTCGAGCAGGATGATCCGCGCGGGCAAGCTGCGCAATGATGACGGGCTGTTCGCTCCAGTCAGTATCAGCGCCCCGCCGGACAGGAAAGCCTTGAACAGCTCGGCCGCCGGCAGCTTCCCGCCGCGCGGCACCGCGCCAAGCGACTTTAGCACCGGCGAAAGGTCGAGCATCTCCGCGAGACGTTGCCTACTGAATCGCCGCGCCATCTCGATGGTGGGCTGCGCGGCCAGAATGGGAGATGGTGCAAGATCCAGGTAAAAGCCCAGCACGTTCAGCAAGAATTCGCTGGCACCCAACTGGGCTCCTTTCATCAGGACCACGTTCTGCACACCGGAACGCGGCGAAAGAGCGTCCATCACCTCGCGCCAGTAGGGTGTGCGGATCACGCGGTACGGCCCGCTCAGGCGCGAGCTGTGCCCCAGAATGCGGTGCTGCTCGGCCCATTCGGTGATGCCGATATCCGGCGGCGGCGCAGCGGCGCGGGCGGCTTCGAGGAGGACGGCCCGGACACGGTCAGAATTGCCCACGGCTGGCCGCCTCAAGCAAATCGCGGACCTCGGCATCTACGACGGCGCGCAACTCCTCGGCACTGCGGCCCGCGCCACGGCTGGCGATGCGGTCGCCCATGCCCAGCGCACGGTCGCGCAGCGAGGCGAATGCTGACGCCCACTGTGCCCGGACCTCTTCACGGTCCAACAGTCGGCCCTCAAGCTGACCTGTTTGCAACTGGCGGAGCCGGGCAAGGGCCTGCTCCTTCGCCAGCCGGGCGTCGCCAATAGCGGAACGACCTGTCGGCATGAGGCTATTTTGCCCTGATCAGGTACTTTTCCGATATCGCCG